TTGGTCATTTTGGCTTTGTGCAAGCAATTGTTTAGCATTGTTGTAGGCTTGTGAACCAGGCATAATTCCTTGATTAGCAAGCGCTTGGTCAGACATTTGTGATTGGCGTTCTTGCGTTGGCTGCAACCTACGCATAATAGCGTCAGAGTAAGTTTCGCCAGGGTTAATACCATAAGAAGGTAAATTACCACCTGTAAATGGGTTGGCGTATTGGCTACTTACATTGGCTTGTGAGGCGGTAACGGCTGGTTGTAGCCCAGGGGCTACGCTTTGCGTGGCTGACCATAATGGGTTTCCTTGCGCATCTGTGCCAGACTGTGCGTATTCTAATGAGCCATAAGGCGTGTATTGGTTTACACGATTAGCAGCAGTAGCAGATTGAGCCGCTTTTAAATTGCTGGCTGCTGTAGCTTCTGCTGCGCCTCTATAGTCTGGTGCTGATGGGGCTGAACCACCACCAAATATTGCACTAACTGCTCCACCCATTACCTTCTCCTTGTTGTAACCATCTGCATTGATTACGCTTCATTGCGACTACTATAAGGTCACCTTCTGGGTGTCCATACGGTATGTCAGCTACCTGCTCAAAGCCAAGTTTTCGGCACAAATTCAAGGACTTAACATTACCCTTGTATATAGGTGCTAGTATAACCTTAACTTTAAGTTTGTTGAAGGGGTAATCAAATATTGCAAACAGCAATTCTTTGTTTAACCAATACACATCCGTAGAGGCAACATGAATTTGACAAGAATTTGGGTTGTAAGTGTTATACCCAACAACAGCTATTAAATTGCCGTCTTTTTCTTGTCCAATACACGCTGTTTCTGGCGGATATTCAAACTTTCCTACTTTTGAAAGCCAATCCCTTAATTGAGATTGATTTTCAGTTGCAACCCTACGCATTACAATACTGAACCTTTTTCCATTACATAGTCAGTAGAAACCCAATGCACATCAATACCTTGCGAAACTATGTTTAGGTTAATTCCTGCGGCATAGCCCAAACCACTTACACCTTGCCAGTTGCGGTAAACAATAAGGTTTCCAGCCCAATTATTGTTATCCCATGTAGCTACATCCCATACGCCTACTACAGTAGGAACAGATTGGAATGACACTTGACCAAGGTTGTTTTGGGTTTGAAAGTCGGTATTAATACCTGCATAAACGCCTGGTGCGCCAGCATCTACCAAGAATGTAGGGCGAATCATTGTGAAACGCTTTTGCTGTCCTGGCATATCAAAATAGGTATAAGCCTGCTGACAAGTGCCTGAAATTGGCTCTCCATCATCAGCATAACCATTCCAAAATTGGCCTACGAAGCCTGCACCACCAAAATAAAGTTCATCATTGTGCATTTCAAATACAGTAGTTTCTATGCCTGAAAAGCTACACCAAGCCTTAGAAATGGTGTGCATTACATACTGTTCTGTGCCTGAAGGGTTAGGAATATTAATAAGAAGCATATTTGGCTTGGCAAAATAAATAGCTTGCCAACCATATTCAGTAGAATAAGCGTCTGCTTCTTTGCTAATTTCGTAGTAAATCTTGTCTGTAATGTTTACTCGAGGGTCTAGGCGGCTAGACTGTAAAGCAGCTGCCAATGGCACTAATCCGTCTTGAGTAAGTAATAGAATGTCGCCAGAAAACTTAAAATAGAACCTACGGCTAAATATATAACCTAATTGCCATACGCCTTTTAAAGCCCATGTAGCAGCGTCTGTAGGGTCTGTACCGTTATAAACAATGACTTCACCCATGTTTGTAGCAAAAACAGCATAGTCATCAGCACCTTGACCAGCGTCAAGAGTCCAAGTAGCCATACCTTGTACAAAGCCACCGTTTCGAGCAATGCCGCCAAAATCTAATGGGAAAGCATCGCCACCTAATGAGTCAACAGGCATATACCAAACCTTCATGCTGTCTTCTTCGGTGAAATATAGGCGGTTTTTAAATAGGTTTACATGAATAAATTTATTGGAATTAATACTATATGTAACACCACCAGTTGTGCCGCCTTTAATGCCTAAAACTGTATATGTGCCAGTTGCCCCTGCTACAGTAGATGTTCCGCTAGAAACAAAAGTAAAGGTTGTAGGGCTAGTAACAGTAATAACAAAAGAACCTAAAAAGGTGCTTTCACTAGAAGCGGTAATTGTTACTTTGTTATTAGTGACTAAACCATGCGCTGTAGCGGTTGTGACAGTAGCCACATTTGAGGGACTTGTGCGAGAAATGCCTGTAACAGTAGCGGCTGTGGTTGTAGTAGCCATCGTAAACCAAGCAGTACCGTCAAATACAGTTACTGCGTCAACGCCATTACACGCAACAATGTAGTCTCCACCTATGTTTGAAAAGTTTACATATTGAAACTTATCATTAGCAATAGTAAATACTTTGGCAGAAGTAGGTGTGTCGCAGTCGTATATACCTGTGCCAGCCGCAGCAAAAATCTGCTGATTTGTTACCCCAGCGTAATTCATTAGGGTATTTACAGGGGTTGTAATACCAATGGTGTAAGCACCAACCACACTAGCGCTTCCACTTGGCACAGAGGTCATTGTGTAAGTAAAGGTTGTAGAACCAGTTACTGTAATGACATAAACACCACTATAGTCAGCAGGAGTAGTGCCAGTAATAGAAACTCTGTCGCCAGTAGCTAAACCATGAGCAGAAGCTGTAGTTAAAGTAGCCGTAGTGCCTGAACGAGTAATACTAGAAATAGTTTGGACACCTGTAGAAGTAGTCAGTTGAGAATAGCGTGTATAGCCTTTTCTCAGTTGCACATCTGTAGGAGTAGGGTACAAATTATTTAAAGTTACTGCATCTGTAGCTGGCATTGCAGCTAAAGAGTCTCTAGCGTTCCAACCGCCAATAGGGGCGGTAATAGACGCTGTACTAGCAGTAAACCTTTTTGCCTGTCCAAATATCATGAGCCATAACCTGTGTCTGGGATGTTAGCGTAACCAATAAGCACTTTGCTTGGGTAAGGCGCAAATGACAAATTAGGCGCACCCTTGTCATTAGATTTAGCAATCATTAAATAACGCTGATAATCTTGTGTCAAAGCGGTAGTGTCAAATGCTTTAATTTGGAAATACTTAAGTTTTGTATAAAGCACCATAATACGGTCATCAAGGACTGTAGTGTCGGTGTCGGCAGTAAAGCTATTCTTTACTACGCCAGTTGAGCTTCTAGCCCAACCTTTAGAACGGTATTCAAAACCTAAATACTCTTGGGTATTGGTCTGAGGCCATATTTGAAATTGTTGGTCAAGAATACGCCAACGAATACGAGGGCCTGTTGAAATATAACCAGACTTTAACCATTGCCATTGCTGTGCATCTTCAGGGCCTAACATTTCCCAATGCTTAGTTTTGTCCCAATGGGTACGGTCTGTAATGGTTTCAAAGTCAGGCGGTAAGTCATATTTGTTCTGACCAAGGACAATTTGCCCTGTGCCGCTACCAGAAGCCATTTGACTCATGGTAATTTGTGTAGGACTGTCAACGCTGACTACTTGGGTGTCTTGGTTAATGTCGTAACCAGTAATACCCCATTGGTTTGTAACGCCAGTAGTGTTACCTACGCCAGTTAATACTAAAGAACCATTTACAGAGGTTGCATTAGTGGTAATAGCTTGGGTGTAGAAACGATACTCCAACTGCAAAGCCTGCCAATCGTACTCTTTTGTGAGTTCATAGCCTGCTGCGTTCATCAAGGCTAAAATCTGTTGTACGTCTGTATTGGGGTTGCCAGCTACAGAAGTAGAAACAGCCAAGTTTAATTCCGCTTGGACTTGATTTACGAGTTGGAGCATCGTTGATGACATATTAAGCCTCGACTACTTTCGGTTTACGGTTTTTGGGGGTCTTTTCCGCAACAGCCGCAAGTAGCGCTGACATCTGCTCTTGCATGGCAGTCAGCTTCGCATCTGTTTCAGACTTAATTTTAGCATTTTCTTCACGAAGTGCTTGCAATTCTTCTTCTCTTTGTGCAACTTGTGCAGAATCATTGGCTAAATTCAAGAAAGCCTTGGCTTTTTCACGGAAAGAATGAGGACTCATCCCTGCAATCATGCCAATACGCTGTAATTGCTGGTCAGAACAGTTAGCAATATCTTCTACTGTACGGAATTTAATGCCTTTTAACTCTTCTGCTTGGCTACGGCTAATTAATGTCCATTGCTCAACAGGAGTGCCAACAATTTGGTCTTGGCTTCCTACTTGGTTTTGGTAGTGCGCCCATTGGCGTGGAAAACGTGCTTTATGGGACTCATTTGCATAGGTGTCAATTTCAGTTAAATTGTCGCCTGGTACGCAAATACGTACGAAATCAAATTCTTTAAAAATCGGTCTACCTGCTGCAATAGACTCATCTTTTTGTTCCATAGACCGTTTATAGAATGTGACTGCTAATCGTGCATCTGCACCTTGAATATCTGACTCAATAGCCATGTAAATCTCCTTAAGTGGTTAAGGTAC